TCTTAATAGTATATATGCTTAGTACAATAATGTCAACTAAACTGTGAAACTTTCTCCACAACCACAACGTGCTGACTCATTTGGATTGATGAACTCAAAACCTTCATTGAGTCCTCGTTTTTGATAATCTAATTGTAAACCTTCAAGGTACACAAGATCTTTCTTGCTTATGACTACATTAACCCCTTTGTCCTCAAATACTTCATCTAGTCCTTCTTCTAGAGCATCAACAAATTCTAACACATAGGCCATACCACTACAGCCAGTAGTCCTAACCCCAAGTCTTAGACCAAATGTACCTTCTCTGTGTGTTATGTGATACAATGCTTTTTCAGCGGCTGTTTCAGTTAAAGAGATCATCTATATTAAAGTCCTTTTCTAACCTTTCCATTATAGTTTTACGTTCGTCGTCTGTATAATCAGACCATTTAGTTACTTCTTCCATAGTCCGTCCACATCCAACACAACGACCGCCTTCTTGACGGCAAATACTTACACAGGGTGTTTCGATCATTTTATTGTACATGTTTCTTCTTGTAGTCTGCTATCGCTGATTTGATCGCATCTTCAGCAAGGACAGAGCAATGAATCTTGACGGGCGGAAGTGCGAGTTCCTCCGCGATATCCATGTTTCTAATTGCGGTGGCTTCATCCAGGGTCTTCCCCTTGAGAAGTTCTGTGACGAGACTGCTACTTGCGATAGCACTACCACAACCATAAGTCTTAAACTTAGCATCTTCAATGCGTCCTTCATCATTTACCTTGATCTGTAATTTCATTACGTCTCCACATGCAGGAGCACCTACCATACCTGTTCCCACTGATGGATCATTTTTATCTAGCGAGCCAACGTTGCGTGGATTTTCATAATGATCTAATACTTTATCGCTGTACGCCATCTATTTTATATCTCCGTTTAGATAATACTTGACTATTATTGTATACTATTTATCGCTATTTGTCAATGTGATCTTCAGGAAAATTTATCGGATCTCTCTTTTTAAATTTATCTAAATCATTTTCATTGATAGGAGCAATATCAATAATTGGGCTAGGTAAATTAGTTTTATACTCCCCCAAGGCAGTAGTCCACACTAAATTTTCTGGACAAAATTCACACTGTGGTATTGACTGATCTTTTGTGTTTACGAAGTTTTCTAATTCTTGTTCTGTACAATCTGGTGATAAGGGTTGATAACTGTCTAATAACTGTTGTTGTCTACTATCTAATCTAAGATCAAATTGACTTTGAAATTCAGATAGACCACTCATAGCAGGACATTTATATAGTTTGCCTCTGTGTATGGTATGATCGTGTTTCATGTCACAGCAATTAAAAGCCTTTTCTTGATCGCTGGAATGTACTAGCCAATGATCTTTTTGTTTGATTATGGTAGACTGATGAAATACGTAGGCTTCATGGGGTCCTGCATAGTGTTTCCATTTTTCTTTTAGTTCTTCTGCTGTTTTGGGATCATGTAAACTGAGACCAAACCCTACTCTATACTTTTCCCAAAACTTTAAGTATTCAGGCCGTTGATATGTACCATTGGTCTGTATCATAATTACAGCATCAGGCCATAGTCTACGTAGATTTACAGCCCATTTTTCTAAATCAGGATTGAGTGTAGGTTCACCACCTATTATAGTCATACGTGGTATTTCTAATCTAGTAGCCCATTGTTCTATTTCTTCAGCATAGTCGTCCCACAGTTGATGACCTTTGAATTTTTCATCATTGAAACGATTGCACCCTCTACACTCAAGGTTACAGACATTGGTAATATAGAATTCTACTACGGGAAATAACTTGATCATGTAGTTATTTAACTACTTTAGATGGCTCCACCACGTTGTTTGGCCGCACGTTTGGCCATTTTGTCTACTGCGTTAGTAGCGGCTTCTGGATCTGGAAGATTAGTTGTTGGATCTTCTTCAGGTGTACCTGGTTCATCACCAAACGGTCTTAGTTTTACTTTGGTTCTATCAAAACTTTTGATTAGGTTTTTAACTGCATCATTGTTTTTGTTTGCGGCCACAAGTGCATCATAGTCAAAGGTAGTATCAGTATTCTGTACAAGTTTAATAACACTGTCTGTACTGATACTTGGCAAGGAATTTTCGTCCTTGTACCTTTGACGAATAAGTTCTAGTGCTGTGACTAGATTATCTTGTGGGTCAGATGCAAACTCAAAAAGACGCATTTAGCGTTTTTCTCTACCTAGATCTGCATCACCACCAACTGCGGCGTCAGTAGCACCAAACTCATCTGCTGGTTCTTCTGCGTCTAGTTCAGGTGCTAGTTCTGCATCTAGGTCACTTTCAGGTTCTGGCAATGTCATATCAGGAACACTTTCGCCAGCCAATGCTCTACTAGCATTGTCTAAACCGTCTTTTGTTGTTTGTACTGCGGCCATTAGTTGTTCTAAAGCAACACTTACACTATTTTTATAAGTTTCTGCTTTTTCATCGCCTAATTCATTTCTTGTTGTGTCGTAAAGTTGTGGTAACTGCTCGTTTTGCATTTCACCAACTTTTTCTAACATGTTTTGTACTGTGTCAACCATGTCTTTAGCGGCTAAAATAACTGAAGCAGTGTCAACTTCTGATTCTGTAATAACATCTTCTTCAACTTCAACTGACTCAACTTGCTCACTAAGATCACGGTTTTCGTCTAACCAAAGATTTAATCCTTCTGCTACTGTTAGTAATTCCATGTAGCGTGGATTTTTCTCTGCTGTGTGAATATCAACACTGTGACGAATACGATCTAAGTTGGCATTAACTGTTTCACTTAGACGTTCTGCTTTTTCAACAGTGAGTTTATCATAGTCAATGGCAAAGCCAAAACGACTTTCCATTACCTTGTTAACCTGCTTAGAGGTTCTAGTAGACATTTCTGTAAGTTTCATAATACTTGTTCCTGATATTTTATACTATTTAGCCATTTCGTAGCATTTTTTTAAATTTTCTTTAGTGTCAGCAATCTTATCCATAGTTTCATGATAGCGAGTGCTGTATAGTGTCTCTTTCCATTGGTCTTGCTTTTCTAGTGCTGTGTTATAACGTTTACGATATATTATAGCATCCTGTTCTAGTTTATCAAGTTGATGATCTAATGTTTTAATTTGTTTTGCTAGATCAAATTTGTTTTTATGCAGGGCAATACAATAATAGATTGCATCTTTTCTTGTTAAGAATTCAACAGTATCAACACGTCCTTCTCTAACTTGCCAGGCTTTGTCAGATTTTTTTAATACAAAGTTATTACCCACTCTAACAGTGGTTCCTATTTGATAACAAAAAGGAAAATTAGATTGTGAGAGTTTAGCAAGTTCCTGTTCTGTAAACCTGCGAATTTTTTCTAAATCAAATTCAGTGTATTTTTTTGTAGATGATTTTGCCATCTTCATTGACCCGTACTAGGACGTCTTTAACTGTGAGTTGATTAGCAAGGATTTGTTCTCTTTCTGTTAAATCTGTTTTATTAACTGATTCACTAGAAAACTTTTCCAACAACTGATACTCTTCGTTGGTCAATGGCATGAATAATTTGTTTTTTGTAAGTTCGACTATTTTCATAAAGTTAAATCCTCTAACTCTATTTATAGTCCAATGACGCCTTTGGATAAAAAAGCAATGACTGCGGCTGTGAGTACACCAATTATAGTAATACCATATTTGATTACTTGGGCATTACGACTACGCTCGTTAGATGTGAGACAGTTCTTGATATCAACCATATGGTTTTCAAGTTTGTCCATTCTAGATTCTAAATTGTCTAATTTGTCTTCCAACGCCTTGTACCTTTCGGCACATAATTCAACGTGGGCTTCTAGATTTTCTTTCTCAATTTTTGCTGGTGCTGACATACGTCGTGTCTCATTAAACTGTGACTCGATGCCATCTTATATGCCTATTTGTTGCCTTAATGTGTGCCTTAATGTTGTGCCTTAAGCATCTTGTAGCATTATTGCTACGTTAATATTTATACAAATGGTCTAGTAATAAAGTGTATGTTTTTATACATCCCTTGTGTGTAAAACATTGGTTGTGGTGGTGCTGGTGCTGTTTCGTCGAGTCCTAGTATTA